GGTATAGTAGGAAAAGCTATATCAAAAGGACTATCAAAAGCTGTAGTTAAAAGAGGTGATACAGCAATATCAACTACAGTAGGTACATATAAAAAAGTTAATAAGATATTTGATGATGCTAATGTTAAAACTGTACATGATTTTGGTTCTGGTTTAGGTTTAGGTTCAAAAGAATTTACAAATAAAATTGTAACAAATCACGAACCATTTGTACCAGTAGAAAAAATTATTAAAGTTAAAGGAAAAGTTCCTGATTATAAATCAGCAGATGATGTTATATTTAAAGAAGGATTTGCTTCTAAAGATGGTGTTGTTAATGCTAATGTATTAAATGTAATTGAAGACCCTATTGAAAGAGCAAATGTTGTTAGACAAATATCACAATTAATTAGTAATAAAGGTATGGCTGTTATAACAACAAGAGGTAATGAAGTTACTAAAGCAGCCCAAGCTTCTAAGAATGCTACACCATTTAATGATGGTTATATATTTGGTAAGGGAGATAAGAAAACTTTTCAAAAAGGATATAGTCAAAAAGAATTAGAAGAATATATTAAAGGTATTTTAGGTGAGATGTTTACTGTAGAAAAAATACCTAGTAAATATAAAATAGGAACATCAGGTGTTATAATTAAAAAAATAAAAGGAGATAAATAAGATGCCATTTGAAATGATAACAATGCTAGGGTCTACAGTACTCGGAGGAGTAATGAGTCTATGGTCNCAAAGCATNAAAGCAAAACAAGCAGAACAAAAGATGCTTATACAAAGAGCAGAAGTACAACAAAAAGGTTTTAANGAAGCTAGAGAATATGACAACAAAGGTTTCCAATGGACTAGAAGAATTATAGCATTGACTGCTGTATTCGCTATAGTATTATTACCAAAACTAATGCCTATATTCCAACCAGATGTAAGTGTAATTGTAGGTTACTTAGAATTTAAACCTGGATTTTTCTTTATACCAGAAAAAGAAATAATGAAATGGGTAACACTATCATCTAATAGTTTAGTTATTACACCATTAGATACTAACTTAGTATCAGCTATTATTGGTTTATACTTTGGTGGTTCGTTAGTAAAGAAATAATATGATAGATAATTTTTTTTATAAATTATGTGGTGTAGTAGATGATTTATTTTCATGGTTAGAAACTTATTCAATTAAGTTTACTACATGGTTATGGCACTCAAGAGTAAACATACTAAGAAAGAAAAGAAAAAATGCGAGACACAAAACTTCTAGAAGAGTTTAAAAAAAAGGTTGAAAGAAAACTTAAAGAGATGGACATCTTTAAGAACCTTAGAAAAGAAGTAGAGACTGGTGCTAATGGAACTCAATCTTATATAATAAAAGAAGGAGTTAATAAAGGTAAGAAGGTATGAACATCGCAGAACTGTTAAAGAAAAATATAGTAATGATTCCAGTTGTAGTATCTATTATAGTTGGAACATTTACAGGAGTAAGATATATTGTATCATTAACAGAAACTATTAATAAGAATAAACAAGAAATTATTTTAATAAATGATACTCACTTAATGAATCATAAAAAATACCTTGGTCAAATAACTGAAAACCAACAGCATCTAATGTTAAAATTAGAAAAGAACAATGGTAATACTATTGTTACAGATGATAAATTAAAAAGAATGGAAGAAAAGATTAAAGAATTAGAACAAGATTTTAAACAACTATTAATAAAAAGAAGTAATTAGTATGGAGTGTGGGTATATGAATTATTATTTTACAGGTGTATTAATTATAGCTTTTATTATATTAACAATTATTGTAGCACCTATATGAAAATATCACAAGACACATCAGTAAGTATGCCAGTCAAGAACATGATTGGGATTGTTGTAGCAGTAGCTATGGGTGTATTTGCCTATACAGAAGTAACAGCAAGACTAACAAGCCTTGAGACATCAAGAGAATTATTCCAAGCAGACTTGCTTAAAAAGTCTGAGCAGTTGCCGACTGACCAAGAACAATTTATGTTGCTTGAAGATTTATATAAAACAGTAGAGAAGATTGAAAAGAGAATAGAAGATATGATGCATAATAAAGTTAACATAGAATTTGTAACTAAACAACTAGAAAAAGCTTTAAAAGATATTGAAAAAATAAAAGATAAAGTAAGAGCAAATGGTAATGGACATGGTTGAAATAGTTGTAGCTTTATTAATGATTATTAATGGAGAAATTAAAGAACATAGAATACAAGAATCTATGTCTAAATGTTTGAAAGGAAAAAGAATTGCAATGCGTAATAATAATAGTAAAAGTGTAGAGTATCAATGTATAAAATCAAAAGCAGAAACAGAAATTTATATGGGTGAAAAAAGTATTAGAAAGATTATAATAGAATGAGGTGGTTAAAATTAATATTATCTAAAGTATTTGCACCACGATGTAAATGTGGTAGAAAGGAAAATAAATGAAATTTATATTGACAATGAGTCTATGTTCTTTTGTAAACAACCAATGTTTACCACCAGTACAAATACAAACTGAGTATAATTCATGGAAAGATTGTACTATAGCAGCTTTAAAAATATCTGAACAACTTTTAAATACGCAAACAATTGAAGATGTTAATGCTGCTCAGTTAGCAACTAAGTATATGTGTACTCCAGAACAAATAATTTAAGAATGAAAAACATCTGAAGCAATTTTTTCTAAGTCTTCAGACAACATACCAAACTTAGCATCACACTCTCTTAACAAAGCTTTTATTACACCAGCATTTTCTTTTTTAAAATGAAGATGTATTTTATCTAAAGGATATTTAGATAACTCAGTAATAAATTGTCCTTGATTATTTATGATTAATTTGAAGCCCATTAGGTGTGCTTCTTTTCTTTTTGTTCTTTTCTTTTGTTTAAGTTTTCGATTGGTTTTCATGTTTCTCTTTCAATAAGTCAACAAGAAAGTCATCATCGTTTTTCTCGCTTTTAAGTTTAGTCATAGGAGTAGTACCTTCTTTATATGTTTCAATGGTTTTAATCCTAACAGGGCTAGTCATAAAGATAGGAAACTTAGGATTGTCTAAAGATTTAACCATAAAGAAACCATCTTCGGCAACACCAAATGTTTCTACTCTTTTAATATCTAAATCATCCGACCCAATTAAACAAATTCTTAAATTATAAACTGGTTTCTCTTCAGGTGGTTTAATAGTCTTACCATTTAATCCTACAATATTTGTCATACATCTGTCCTTATTATATGTTTTCTTAAAGCACGAACAAGTTCTTCAATCTTATCAATACAATTAATTAAATCTTTATCAGTTATAAATTTTTGATGTTCTTTTAATTTATCATATTCTCTTAATGATATATGAACCATAGGACTAGGTGCTTCAGATTCATTTTCATAAGACATATCAGTACTTTGTTCCATTTTTTCATTATGTAATTCTTTAGCTTTATCCCACTTCTCTTGATTTTCTTTAGTTAATATCATACTTAATCTTTTGGAAAATTCATTCTATCATCAGGCGATGGAATACTTTTATTATGTATCTCTTCTATAACAACAGGTGCAACTTCTCCTTGTTGTCCATCATCATCAGCTAAACTATCTATACTTTCAGTATACATTTCATTTAACTTATTATTGTTTCGTGTTATCTTTAATTTAAGATGGTCTTTCAATGCATCAATCTTAACATGAAGTATTTTATCTAAGTGTGGATTAATACCATACATAGGTAAATCATTTAATGCTGAGATAATTCTTCTAAAACCTCTTGCTCTTTTTTCTAATTGTGTTATTTGTGATTCATTAGTCATAGTCTCTCTCCAATATCATTTCTAAATAGTGAATAGCTTTTTCTATATCTTTTTGTTTTCCTTTTAGCTTATGCCTACAAATGTATTTAATAGCATTACCCTCTGCAAAAAGTAATTGATTCTCATTTATAAAATGAGCAGGTTGTATCTTCATACCTTTGTAATGTGTTCCATCTACTTGCTTATCTAAGCTATCGTAAGCAACACCTTTAAACATTTCTTTACTTGGCATTATAATATATTATCCATTCTTCTTAATTGTTTTTCAGTTGGTTGTAACATAGCATTTAAATCGTTTATTGTCAACTCTGGATTGCGTTTTAATTTTTTTACTATCCATTTATAAGACCAAGGTTGTAGTCTAAATTGTTCTTGTCTATCATAGTAGTGAGTTTGATTAGGAATAAAATCAAATACATTTTTATAATTAATCTTACTCGCTTCTTGTTTGGACAACAAAGACTGTAACCATTCAACAAGAATATGCTTTGCTTTTCTTCTTATAGGTTTCATTTTTTTACTGTTCATTTTCTATTTTTATTAGTTGTTTATATATTGTAGTTGTTAATCCAGGAGGAGCAGGTTCAAAATCAGATTCACTCTTTACACATCCTGTTATTAAAATAATTATAATTAAATATTTCATTCTTTTTTTCCATGACATACTTCATATGAAGCATTACAATCTCTACAACTATAATTACTTACAAATAAATAGTCATCAGTATCATACACATCTTCAGCA